GCAACAGAAAGTATAGTAGACATTCCTGACACAGTTAACGCAACACTTACATATACTCTTATAAACTCAGGTACAGCATTAAACAGGTCAATTAGTATAGGAGATGTAATACGTATGCGACATCTAGACACTGCTCCTGCGAGCAGCGGAGAACTATTAAGAGTGATATCACATAACTATGTAAACAGCACCATAGTAGTGGAGAGGCAATATGAGGGAACTGTAGAAACAACCACCAACGTAACTGTTCCCCTACTTTTACTAAAACCAGTAAAGGTATTTAGGTTAAACTCTAGCACCTCTAAACTCGAACTAGTAGAAAGTAGCAAACTTTACTTAGAAGATCAAAACAACATAGTATATACAGACGCATACGGAGTAGTATATGGAGAAGTGGAATGTACCTAGGGAGCAGTTAGCAAAAAGAATAAAACAGGATATTTATATAAAATAGAAAACAATAACATGGCATATTTAGACAATTCAATCGTAACATTAGATGCGATTTTAACAAAAAAAGGGAGAGAATTACTTGCAAGAGGAGACGGATCTTTCAAGATAACACAGTTTGCATTAGCAGATGATGAAATAGATTATACATTATATAATCCAGCGCATCCAAATGGATCTACATATTACGGAGAAGCAATTGAGAACATGCCAATGTTAGAAGCATTTCCAGACGAGACACAGACAATGAAATACAAGCTTACAACACTTCCAAGAGGAACCGCTAAGCTCCCTATTTTAGATATAGGGTACTCTTCTATAACACTAAAACAAGGAGCTGCACTATCAATCACACCACAAACACTAAACTACTTAGGTTCATCACAAACATTTGAATCAGGAGGATATGTTGCAACAATTGCAGACGCAAGAGTACTTAACAACTTTAACGGTGTAGGAATATCGACACCAGAAGCAGATAGACTAAACTCAACAACTACACTAGGTACAAATGTATCTAAAACAGTGGTAGGTACATCTATAAACACTTCTGCTACAACTGTTAACACGTTATTCGGAACTAACACAACACTTCAAACAACGTTAACGATAATAGGAAGAGATTCAGGAGCAAGAATTACAATTCCATTAAAAATAATTAAAGTAAACTAATAACATATGTCATTTAAAAGATTAGACTCAGACGATATTACAATAAGTGCAGAATCGGTAGTAGCACCGTTATGGTCAACAGGAGAAGTGAAATTGGAGAATTTCGAAACACTGCTGTCACAGACAACAGGACCTTCAGGAGATTTCTTCCACGAAGTTTACGAAGATGTGCCAACAACAACAACAGCAACAACACAATTTGCAGTTGCATATGGTAACTCAGACGGACTAGGAAGTAACCCTTATACAGTAGGTGCAACTGCAACCCCAACTAAAACAATATACGGACAGTATAGAACTTTAGTATATGGAGATGAAAACGGATACTTCTTTAACAACCCGACAGATCCTACACCCTCACCGGATAGTATTTATGTAATTTCAATAGATAGAGCAAAGTACAAAGAGAAATTACTTCCAGGATCGTTTAAAATGAACATAGGAACAGGAACTACTTTAGACCTTATAGACGATAGTCAATTGGTAGATACGGTATCTTATTGTGATGCAGGAAGAATTTACAACATAATAAAAGACGGTACAACAGATGTATACGGTAAATTTCTACCAGACGTTGGACTAATTGTACTTAACGGAGATATGTTAGATACGGACATAGCACTAGATACGGATATTGAATCTCCATACCTTACAAGTAACATCACAAAACTAGTAGACGAGCTAAACTCTATAGAATTACAAGCAGAAGAAACAATTTCTTCAAACTTTGTATTTGTTAGAGTTAGAAATAGTGAATTTAACTACTCAACTAATCCATCTAACATTTCTGCAACAGGAGAATTGTTACACGGAATAATGATAAACACACCACAGTCGTACATTACAACAGTAGGACTATATAACGATAGTAATGATTTAATAGCAGTAGCAAAACTGTCAAGACCGCTGCTTAAGGATTTTACGAAAGAAGCTTTAGTTAGAATCAAACTTGACTATTAATGAATGAGCGCTTACAAAAAACTAAACAGACAAGATTCCTTCATCTCAACATACACTGCACGTAAATCGTGGACTGTAGGTGAGACGGGATATTCTGCATACGGAATTAGAAACCTGTACGGAGAAAAAGACTCTACCAACACAAGTGATAAACTGTTATACGACAGTATTAAACATTTGTACTATAAGTACTTTAAAGACGTTGATACAACGGAAGTAACACCTTCAAACTTTTACGATAACTACAGACAATCCTCGACAAAAGAGGAAGGAAGGTATTTACTGGAGAACAAAGTAACAGTCTACAGTATTCCGAGAGAAGTATACGGAACACATATAGAACCTGGAACTGTGAAGATTTACGGTACAAACTACATGGATACTGGATATGTAGATAGTGGATATTTAGGAACAGATACAGACATACTACTAGATGACAAAGAGGGTAACCTTTACGTAGAGGGAAGTAGTCCTATAAAGTACGTAGGAAATGTAATATATGCCCACGGACATATAATATTCACGGACACAGAGACAGCAGGATACAAACAAGTGATTAACTCAGCAATGGAATGGAAATCAAACCAACCACTGTACACTCACAACTACCACTGCACACTTAAAGCATCAGAATTCAACCACACACTAAACAATTCTGCTTTACTAGACGAATACGGAGAAAAGACAGACAACGCAAAGGATGAAAACTTTCAACCGTACATTACAACAGTAGGACTTTATAATGATGCAAACGAATTAATAGCAGTAGCTAAAACAGGACAGCCGATTATAAAATCAGCAGACACAGACACAACAATTATCGTAAAACTAGACATATAACAACATGGCAATTACATTAAGACAATCTAAACAATCATCACTAACCTATGCAGATTTAGATAACAACCAGCAACAGTTTATACACGGATTAGGAGTGAATGGAACTAACCTTGAGATTAGCCGTACGGAATTAGATAGCTCTAACCCGCCACTAGCAGCAGTAGTAGTAGAATCTTTAGATTTAAGCGCAGTAGCAACTCTACCTCAACTAATGACACTAGCAACAAACACTATAACATTAGTAGGAGGAGGAACAGTAGACATAAGTGCAGCAACAGCAGTAGCAGCAAATACCACACACGCATCTTCTACACACATCTCACTAGGAACAACCAGTACAACTGCACTAGCAGGGAATACGGAAGTAAATAACGTATCAATATCTAACCTAGATACTGCACTAGCAGCTTCTCAAATTCTTTCATTAGGAGACTCTACAACACATATAGAGATAGAAGGATCGATAACGGATATAAGCGGAGATGAAGGAATTAACGGACAAGTACTAAAATCAGTTACAGGAACAGGTTCAAATAGACACGTAGAATGGAAGGATGCGATAGAGGAACCAGACCTACTTCACGTACTTAGCGGAATAAGTCACCAGTTAGTGCAAATAGGGCAAGCAACTACTGTAGCAGTAGGGGTAGGAACAGTACCGGACACAACTGACGGCGTAAAACTTGACGTAAACGGGAAAATTAGAACTACAGCAACAGTGTTAACAAACTCGGATAGAAGCTTAAAAGAAGACATAAAGACTGTAGAGGATCCACTAAACGTAGTAAGAAGCCTAAGAGGAGTAACATATAAGTTAAAGTCTACTCAAAAAAACGATATAGGAGTTATAGCACAAGAGGTAGAAGAAGTACTTCCTGAAATAGTAGGAACAGATAGTAAAGGACTTAAATCGGTACAGTATTCAAGCCTTATAGGAGTACTTATAGAAGCTATAAAAGCACTAGAAGAAAAAGTAGACATGCAAGGATTAGAGATTAAGGAATTAAAGAACCTTTAAACGATACTAAAAAACAAGTTATATGAGTGTAATAAAAACACACCCCGCCTGGACCTATCAAGAAAAACCAGTAAACAGTTTAGAAGATTTTCCAAAAGGAACTTACGGATTTATTTACGAAGTGCTTCATAAGGTATCAGGAATGAAGTACATAGGAAAGAAGGTACTCTTTTTTGAAAGAAATAAAGTACTAGGAAAAAGAGCTTTAGAAGAACTAAAGCAGGAAAGAAAAGATAAAGGACTAAGAGGAAGAACACCTCTTAAGAAAAAGGTTATATCGGAAAGCGACTGGAAAACATATTACGGTTCTCAAAACGAAATCAAAGAACTAGTAACAAACGGACAACCAGAGGACTTTACAAGAACAATCCTACAACTAGTACCTAAAAAGAAACTACTAACATACTACGAAAACAAATGGCTATTTAGCAAAGAAGTTATCGAGCCAGGAAGTAAATATTTAAACAATTCAGTAGAGGGAAGATACTTTAGAAAAGATTTCGAAGTATAGTTGCCACCTTGTAAAAGGATCGCTATCTTAAACGGGTATGATAAACCCAACACTCCATTACCAGAAGATAAACAAGGAATTAGTAAAAAGAGGTGCTAGTAAGATAGGCTTTGGAGACTATGGAACTGTTTACAAACTAGGAGACAGGGCATTTAAAGTAACAGCAGACGTAGTTGAAATAGCACACGCAAAAAAGCTTAGAAACTTTAGAACACATCATATTGTAACAATCCACAAGGTAGTGGAACACAGTTCGAAACTAGCTACCATAGAGATGGAATTATTAAATACTCCAGCACATACACCTTCAATCAAAGAACTCAACAAACTAAGAAACGAAATACTTCCAACAGGGATAGATTTTGAAGAACTAGATATAAGAGATTCAAACTTTATGACAGATAGTAAAGGAAATGTAAAAATGGTAGACGTATAGTTGGATACTACTAATATTCTTCGTATCTTATACTATATATGGAATACACATTTTTACTAGGCTCATTAGAAAACGTATTAGGTAAAAGCTTTAGGAAGTCAAGGGACAATTACGCCTTTCACTGCCCTTTTTGTAATCACAGGAAACCTAAGCTTGAAATCAACATGAATACGGATGCAGAAGGAAGAAACTATTGGGAGTGTTGGGTTTGTCAAACAAGAGGACAAACAGTATATTCACTAGCCAAACAACTTAAACTACCAAGCAGTCAAGCAAACGAAATACTAAAGTACGTAAAAAATAGTAGAGTAGTCCATCAAACGGATGAGAAGCAGGTAGAACTACCTAAAGAGTTTCAAGCTTTATCAACCGCTAGTGAAACATCAGTAATCGCAAACAAAGTAAAAAACTATTTATATGGAAGAGGACTTACCGCTAATGATTTTCTTAAATACCACATTGGGTATACATCAAGTGGAGAATTTGGAGGACGAATTATTATACCTAGCTTTGACGGACAGAACCACCTTAACTACTTTGTTGGGAGAACTTATGAGAGAGCATACAACAAATATAAGAATCCAGAAACAAGTAAAGACATAATCTTTTTTGAAAACCTAATAAATTGGAATAAACCTATCATAATATGTGAAGGTGTTTTTGATGCAATAGCAATAAAGAGAAATGTAATTCCAGTCTTAGGTAAAAGTTTACCAAAAGCATTAATAAAGAAGATATTAAAATCACCACTTCAAGACGTCTATATCGCACTAGATAAAGATGCAAAAAAGCAAGCAGTAGAGTTTAGTGAACAGCTTATCAAATTAGGGAAAAGAGTTTTCCTTATTGATTTAGCAGAGAAAGATCCTAGCGAATTAGGATTTAGAGACTTTACAAAATTAGCACAAAACGTAAAAGAACTAGACCTAATGGGACTAGTATTAAGTAAAATGTAAATTATGATACAGCAAGGAACAGACATTCTAAAAGAACACACTAAGAAGAGTCTAACATTTGACGGAAAGTTACAACAGATTAACTTCCTAGATACAAGAGTATATAAAAGAAGAGAGGATATCTATTATCCATCAGTAACCTCAATCCTACAGTACATGCCAAAGAACAGGTTTTTCGAAACATGGCTAAAAGACGTAGGACACAATTCAACAATTATCATGCGTAAAGCAGGTAAAGAAGGTACACAGGTGCATGAAGCAGCTGAACAATTAGTACTTGGAGAAGAAATAGAGTGGATGGATAAATACGGTAAAGCAAAGTACAACACTTTGGTATGGGAAATGATTTTAAAGTTTGCAGACTTCTGGAAAACAGAGAAACCGGAACTAATATCAGCAGAAGACTTTGTATACTCAGACGAACATAAGTATGCAGGTACGGCCGATTTGGTAGTTAAGATGAACGGAGAAACATGGTTACTTGACATTAAAACATCTAACGCACTTCATAAGACATACGACATGCAATTGGCAGCATACGCTAAAGCAATGGAAGAGACAAAAGGAATCAAGATTGATAGAACAGGTATTATCTGGTTAAAAGCTTCTACAAGAAAAGCATCAACAAAGAAAGATGTAATTCAAGGAAAAGGGTGGCAGTTAAAGGTAGTAGATAATATTGATGAAAACTTTGAACTATTTAAACTAATCTACAAGTTATTCTCTTTAGATAACAAAGAGACTAAGCCACATTATAAAGTACTTCCAACAAGTATTAAACTTTAAGCTACTATTTATACCAATAACAGTAGGATAGTCCTTAAATAAGTACTATCTTTAGGTAACAAATAAAATAAGAGCATAATGGGAGGAAATATATTCAATAAGACAGCAAAGATACGTAAAGAGGATATTCCTCCAACACTAGACAAATTTTACGAACAACTAGGTAGTGTGTTTCCAAATGCAAAAAAGCATTTTGGGAACATAGCTGCTTTAGGTTCAGTAGGAAAGAAAGACTACTCAGGAGATATAGATTTAGCAATATCAGGTGATGCAGTTAAGAATGTAGAGGATTGGGGATTAGATAAAGAAGAACTAAAAGTACTTTTTACTAAGTTTAAAAAGAGATCTAGAACTGCTACAGATAAGCAGATCATCAAAAGAGCAATATTAGATGCAATAGCGGATAAGATTGATTCTTCAAATGTAGATATAGATGTAGAGAAGAAAGGAACAAGCAGTGGAGCTTTATTCATGGCATTTCCTCAATACGATAGTGAAGGTAACGAACTAGAAGCAGGAGTTCAAATAGATTTAAACCTAGGAGACTTAAAATGGTTAAAGTTTGCATACCATTCAGCATCGTATAAAGGAAACGTAAAAGGATTACATAGAACACAGCTTATGTTAGCTTTATTTTCAAATAAAGGATATACCTTCTCACACAACTACGGAGTTAAGAATAAAGAAACACAAGAGATAGTAGCAAATTCACCAACAGAAGCAATAGACTTGTTAAATAATGTATATAACATTAATCTAACGTCTGAAATACTGGAAGACTACTTTAAATTAATAGCTGCTCTTAGACAGGAATTACCTACATCTACACTAAATGGCATACTAGACAACTATATTAGAATACTAGACAGAACAAGAGCTGATATTCCTGAAGATATACAAGCATATTGGATTGAAAACCAAGAAAGATTAGGACTAAAAGGAAAGTTCTTACCGGAAGATTCAAAATTAACTTCATATAAAATTCAATAAGATGTCAGGAGTAGCAGGAGGAGCAAGAATAGAGAAGGCAAATGTACATAGTACTTTTGACAAATACATAAAAGATGTACTTGAAAAGGTACCTGGATTTGTGAAAGCAAGTCTTTCTGGAAGTGTAAAAGTAGGAACTAAGCCTGATTATGGTGATTTAGACCTTATTACACACTTTGAAGGAGAAGATAAGAAGGAAGTTAAGAAGAGAATCATTCAAATAGTAAATGAACTACCCTCTTCAATCATAGTTCCTTTTTTAAACGACAGATATAAAGGAAGAAAGTACTACAATTCAGGTGAAATCATCACTGTTCTTTATCCAATTGTAGGAAAACAAGACGAATACATTCAAGTTGACAATATAATTGCATTATCAGACGAAGAGCATACATTTAAAAACAGCTTCTTAGATATTCCAGCAGAAAAACAAGGACTAATCTTAGGATTAGCTAAAGTTATAATGTTAGAAGAGGATCCAACAGAGGTTTTAAAGAAGGCAGGCGTAACAGATGTACCTGAATTAGCCGAAGATGAAGAATTAGAGTTCAATTTAAGTTCAAACAAGTTAACTTTGAGAAAAGTAAAACTAGCTGACTTCAAAACGATTGCAAGAGAGACAATATGGAGTAGTACTGACTGGAATAAGATCAAAACTATCTTTTCAAACTACAACCTAGACGGATCTTTTGAAGAACTGTTAAAAGACTTGCAAACAAACTTAAAAAATCCAAGATCTAAGAATAGAATAAAAGGAATCTTTAAGAGTATGGTCTCAGTTAAGTCTGGAGAAGTTGGAACACCTAAAGGAGATAATAAAAACAAAGCATTACATCAAGTTGACACTTTATTAGAAGGAGAAACAGAACAAACAGTAGCATTATATGCAGGAGGATTTAAACCACCACATAGTGCACACTTTTTAAACGCAAAACTATTAGCAGACAAAGCAGACAAGTTAATTGTATTTATAGGACCTAAGAAAAGAAACGGAATTGAAATTACTCCTCAACAATCTGCTAAGATATGGAAAATATACTCAAGGTATATTGGAATCCCGGTAGAAGTGGTAAAGAGTTCAATCTCTCCAATAAGAGACATTTACGATTACGCAGAAGAACAGAAAGGACAAGGAATTAAAATACTAACAGGGGCAATGGACTCGGAAATGTCAAGATTTTCTACTTTTAGAAAGAATACAGAAAAATACGGACAAGTAGAACTTCTTCCATTACCTAAAATTGACTTTGAAGAAGCTAAGTTATCGGCAACAGACATTAGAAGCTCAAAAGAACATATAAACTCGGGAAACTGGACACCAGAAGAACTTTCAAACCACGATAGAAAATTAGCAATCT